GCTCCTGTTTCTATACCATTTAATTTTGTATGGTCAGCGTCAGTAAAAACATTTGAATCTGATGCAGCTTCTACTGCTGCTCTAATCTCAGCATTAGTTTGGTCAGCAGTTGCACCACTTTCAATACCATTAAGTTTACTATGGTCTGCATCAGTAAACACGTTGCTATCACTAGCACTTTCTACAAGTGTTCTTATTTCACTAGCTGTTTGATCTCCTGTTGCACCAGCTTCTATAGCGTTTAATTTAGAATGATCTGCGTCAGTAAAGACATTACTATCACTTGCATTTTCGACAGCAGTTCTTATTTCTGCATCTGTCTGATCTGCGGTAGCTCCTTCTTCTATACCTGCTAACTTATCCGTAATCTCTTGTTGTGCAAATA